GCTGTTCTTGGCAACCAAGCCGTTGCCTGCGTCGTTCAAGCTCTTGGCCGCCCCGGTAAGACCAATGGTCAATGGCTCAAGCGAACCGCCATCGGTAATGCTTAGGTCGCCCGTAACGGCCAAAGCTCGGCTATTTGGGAGCGAAGGCTCCTGATTGACCGTCAGGAACGTCTGATCTTGGTTCGGAGACGCCGAAATGTCGTGCGTGGTCGTGTGAACAGTCTGGCCGTTCTGGACGATTGGGACGAGTTCTGTGCCGTCAAGCGGCTCTGCCATCGGCAGTTGGGATATGGTTACGTTTGGCATATCACGGCTCTGTGTTCAATCCATCGGGCTGGCCGCTGCCAGGCGGGTTTGCGGTACTCTGCTCGGTAGAGATTACGGCTTGGGTCTGCGTGTTAATGACTAGGGCTTGATTATTGGTCACGGCCACGCTGACATCGGGGCGAGGAAAACGGATGTTGATCCGCTCGGTTTTTCTCGCCGGCAGCCGGTATGGGTCAAATTGATCCTGGCAACCCTGATCGCATACCTGCAAACCGGGGAAGTTGGGGTCAGAACGCATCACGGCATGCGGGCGCTTCATCTTGCACCGGTCGCACACCGCAATTGCGATGTCTGACATGCCTAGGGTATCAAGAAAGATCCCCATGGCTTACCTCGTATAGACAGAGATATTCGGAGCGAAATAGATCGGCGACTTGTCGCGCTCTTCCTGTTCCGCTAGTTGCAGATGCTTGTCCGCCTGTCCTTCTAGGTACTGAATACGAGCCAATTGCACATCGGGCAGCTCTAGGCTCATCTGGTGAGCCAGCATGGACTGCACGGCCAGATACCAGCGCTGCGGAATCTGCAATTCATTCGTCAAATCTCCCACATCCATGACCTGCTTGGAATACCAAATGGTCATCTGGATGAATGGATCATTCGGAACCGGCCACAGCACCACCTCAGCCTGCGGGATGGTGCGGTTGACCCAGAATTGGTATGGCTGGTTGGCCGTGAAGAACTTATTGGGCAAATTGCTGTAGTCGTCGCGGTTCAGGCGAGCCATCGGCACTTCTTTGGCCTGATTTCCGAGATACCACTCACGCACAACAAGCGTATTACCGCCTGTTTCACGCATTCTGTAGTATTGGACATCTTGGCCGGCTTCCATGTTGTACCAAAGCCATTGGTTGTCCACCCAAGTCTCGACTCCGCAGTCATATAGCGTGTTCCAGACCAACCCATCACGGGAATATTCAAAAACAATGTGAAATTCACCCGAGACACCAGGCAAAATGCCAAATGAGCCGATGTATTGGCTGTTATTGGTCCCGTAATCGACCATCAAGTACCCATTCGGGGTCGTTTGAACGTCCGAGGTGAGCACATTGCCATCAAAAGCATTGGCGATGATGCCATTTGTGCCGTAATACCCGCCACCTTGTCCTGGGGCGGGCCGTTGCATCTGCCGATAGAGGGCATTGAGCACGTCAACACCGCCCACGGGGAGCAAATATGTCGATTTTTCAGGGGTTGTGCCATAGGTTTTGTTGCCAATGGCGAAGTATTGGATGCCAATGTTGATCAGATTGGATAAAAGGAAGTACAAAGACTGACGAGCAGACAAAATCTGCTCGCTTGTCAGTTCTTCAGCAAGTTTTCCGCAGCGACGAGCGCCATGATCAATGAAATCTTGCACATTGATGATGGTCTCGCCATAAGTTCCAGAGTAGGCCATCGTTTACCTCACCATCCTGGGCAGTTCCAGCGCTGCATTGAGGCTCTTGCGCGGCTACCCTTTTCACTTTTCTCGGCAACCGGACCCATGCGGGCGCAGAATGAATCACGTCTGGCTCCGCCTTGGGGTTGAGGAGCCTTGAGATTGCTTCCAGTCTCTCGGTTGTACTTGGCTCGGCCTTTGGCGGTCAACCCAGCACCCTTGTCCGCGGGCAGTTTCTCGCCTCGACCAATTGCTAGGCTTGGACCGCCATCCTTCATCTTGGCCGTTTTTGCAGACTCACGGAAAGCCTCTGCGGTTGGAGCGCCTTTGGAGCCTGGCTTGCGCATCTTCTCTTTGGATCCTTCGGCGATTCGCTCGCGTTTGGCGTGGATGTTTGCGTACAGACCTTGTTTTGCCATGCTCACCAACCCGCCTTTCCACCGCCGCACAGTTTTGCTGGCAGCTTTTTGTATGCCTTTTTGCCCGTATTCGCAGAAGTGTACTCCGCAGCCTTCTCCGACGACATGCCAATCTTCTTGGCGACCTTCGGGTTGTGCTCGATGGCCTTCATCAAACGGAATTGAGCTTTGGACGCTGCGGGCATTACGGACCCTCTTTGACCAAAAGAAGGATGAACATCGACGAGACAGAATTGTTGTTGGCAGTTCCGATTGCAGTAGCCTCAATCGTAGTCTTCTCGGGTATCTCAAGCGGGTACTCAAACACATAGTTAGCCACGCCGTTGTTCACAGTCGTTATTGCGGCGGTGTGGTGGACTCCATCCGGGCCATTGGTCAGAAGCCTGCCTTGAACCGGGCTTGAGCCTGTGGTCTGCCCGGCAGAGAACAGTCCTTGAGAGAGGTAGCCTTTGTGCCCCGCAGGAATTGTGTAGGAGCCGGTGGTTGTGTTGTTGTAGTCGAACTTGATAATGTCATACGCCGTGGCAGGAACGCCAGCGGTCACGACTCCTGTGCCGATGTAGATGTCTCCAGCCGCACCGCCGCCAGATCCTGCCGTTGCAACATAAGCGTAATTAACACGGAAAAACGATGCGGCCATTGTCACGGCAGTTTGACCGTTCAATGTGACGGTCTCCGTGATTTCGTTGTAGTTGGCATCCAACCCCCGAACAACGATTGTGCGAGCGCCGGTGCCTGCGCTTGTATCGCTCGCGCTCGTTGAGCTGACCTTCATCTGAAGCGCGGCAGAGGGGAATGGAACTTGTGTCGGCAGCGGCCAAACAGTCACCTGAGTGGTGTCAACGTCAGGGTTGAAACCAAAAATGGTTACGTTTCTGTGCCCCTGAATTTGGCCGCGAGAAACTTGGAGATCAAAAGGCTCAAACGCCCCTTGTCTCGTGATGGAGGAAATGGTCGTTCCCATCATGCGATCCCAGCTTGAACAACCTTCATGGTCACCGTGCCCGCGCCCGAGTTCACCAAGGTCTTGAGGCCAGTGATGGGGAAATTGATGTACCCGTCTTCGTTGCCAGTCTTGCTGGTGATGGTTGCGTCATCAAACCAGGTCGTGAAGCCAGCCGCCGGGTCGTCGTAGCTGTACTGCACAGAATAGTTGACAGTGCCCGTCACGATCACGGCAAATCCAATGTTCACCGGTGTCGCGTTTGTGTTGATTACCACCGCATCAGTGGATCCTGCGCCGGTTCTAGAAACTGTTTGGACTTTCATGATTCATCCCAATAAGAAGCGGGGGCCGTAGCCCCCACTTGGTTCAGCACTTTGCAGGGCCGCCTTTTTTCTTGCTAGGCTCAACCGTAACTGATTTCTCAGTCTTGGTGATACTCTCAGGAGTTTCAGAGGCCTTGTTTCCCATCAGAAAATCCTTAGCGGTCTTGAATAGCTTGCGCGGAACGCTACGGATTGTCTTGGCAATATCCATTTCCTCCTCAGACGGGCCGATGCTCTTGTCATAGGCGCCTTTGGAGAGGTCTTGAGTATCGCCACCTTCGGCCATCTTCACTCGGCCACCCTTTTTGAAGGTGCCCGATTGACGGTCGTTGGAAACGGGTTGAGAAGGCTTCTTGCGGCCTTGAGGCATTGCGACGGGGGCGCCGCTCTTAACACTTCCCCCCGCCGCGTAGGCTTTTTTTGCTTCGCCGCCCTTCTTGTAGCCACCGCCATTGCCCATCTTCACATCACCCGTGGGGGCGCTGTTAGTATCGACTTTGGCCGTGTCCATCTTCGTGGCAGATGCAGCGTTGGCTTCGTTCTTGATGATGCCGCTCTTGGGAACAGCGCCACCCTTCTTGAAACCGCCGCCATTGCCCATCACGACGCCACCAGTTGCGTACTCACCCGGCTTGGGAGACTTGACAACACCGCCAGTCTTCAGGCCTTTGTGGCCCTTGGAAGCGGGTTTGCCTTCGTGCTTCTTCAGCTCAGACTTGACGCCCTTGATGGCTTTCATTTCGGACTTGTGCTCAGCCTTGCTTTCGCCGCCCTCTTTCATCATGCGACCAGCCGCACCGATGGGGCCGGCAGGAGCCGCACCACCGGGACGAGCCATCATCGCACGACGACGAGCCGCTAGGCTTGGACGACGGGGAGCCATAGCGCCCATGTCGCCGCCTCTTGCCGGCATGCCGCTAGTAACTGTCGGGTTTCCACCCATCAGATTACTGCCCATCATGCCGCCATCGGCCTTCTTAACCGCACCGCCCTTTTTGAGCTTCAGCTCGACGCTGGGCTCAGTGGTCTCCATCTTGACCATAGGCTTAAATTGACCCATGTGAGTCTCCTTTACGGTGCGTAGGACTTATAGACGATCGTTACACGAGCAGCCCCAGCAGTCGCAGCCGTTCCGGTCTGGGAGAAAGTGACAGTCGCAGAGACGTCGCTTGACCCAGTATCGGCCCATGCACTGTACACACCGGTAGTCGCAACAGACGCGCGGCCTGCGCTGCCCACCGAGGTGGCGGCAACGAAAGCTGCGGCACTGCCGGTTTTACCGACGGTCACAGTGTTGGTGGATGCTGCATTGAATGCCGTGGTCACATCAATGTGGATGTCCACGATTTGAGAGTTGGCAGGGATCGTTGCAATCGTCACAGCCGTTGCGTTGGTGTACGCAATGGTCGTGGTGACGGCAGACAGAACTCCACCAATGTTGGTGACTTGATTAGCCATTCCGGTTCTCCTTTAAAGCGGGGGCACGAGGCCCCCTGCTTAACTTAGACGCCCGGAGTGCCGTACATGGCACGCCAGTCAGTGAAACCGACGTCGTAACGCTCGGTCGCCTTGTAGCGCATCGTGTCGGTCTCGAAGTCGCCTTCCATCGTCTTCTCCAGCTTACGACGCATCAGGAGCTTCATGCCCTCAGGAGCGTCGGTCTGCACCCACCATGCGGTGGCAGAGGTCAGACGGGAAATAACAGCGGCACCCTCGTCCAGCAAGCCGATGGACTTGATGGGGTTGATGTCGTTGTTGGCGTTGCCGGCGCGGAGCACCGACTTCAACAGCACTTCGGCCTGGAAGACGTTGCCAGGAGCCACCACGATTTGGCGGGGCACCAGACGAATCTTCTTGCCGTTGTTGTCCACAGCCTGACGGATTTGGATCAGCATCTGTTCCAGAGAAGTCTGGGACAGGTTAGCTGCCGTAGCCAGCAGGTTGCTGGCCGTACCGTTGACGATGGGGTGAGAAGCGCTGTTCAGGGCAACGCCGTCGCCACCAGCCGTAGCACCGCCGGTGAAGGCGTTGTTCAGCACGTTGGCGGCCAGGGTCTCCTTGGTCTCAATCAGAGATTGAGCCAGGTGACGGGCGTAGACCTGACCGATGCGGATATGGTCGCCGTCCTCAACCAGCACTTTGGTCAGGGCGAAGGCCAGGCCATACACCGAGTACACATAGCGCTTGAGGAACAGCACGCCGCCCTGTTGGTACGTCACCGGAGTGCCGTCGGCCAACTGAGGAGCAGCACCAAATCCATACAGGACCGGCTCTTCGTGGTAGTTACGGGGAATGCCTTCTTGCTCGCGGAAAACACGAGACCATTCATCGGCACGTTGGTCATAGACTCCGTCGAAACACTCGTTGAGGATAGGCTCAACGATCGAGCGAAAGTCTGTACTGCGCATAGGAGCTGCCATGGTTCACTCCCTCCTTAAATGGCGTTGCTGACCGCTTGATACTGCGACTTGGAAATCGTAGCGCGGACAATGGTGTAAGAATCACCCCAAGCATTGCCAGGGTACGGAGCGAGGCCGATAACGCGCATCTGCTTGTTGTTACCAGAGCCAGCAGCGGTAGTACCCAGGGTACATTGCGACAGACCGGTGGTGGTAGAACCAGCAGTGGTGTTGGTCAGGTCAAACTCATCGCCAATCGACGTTTGAGCGAACGAGCCAGCGCCTTGCACTTCATAAACGATCAGCGGATCGTCATAGTAGTAAGCAATGCACGAGCCAGTCTGGTATGCCGTGGAGGCAGGCCAGTAGTTCGACACACGACGACGACCGGTAGTGTCCGTCCACTCAACGCCAGAGAAGGCGCCAAGGAACGCATCACCAGTACCGGCGACTTGGATTTGGCCGCTCGTGTCCATCTTGACAGGTTGGCCTTTCAGAATGTCAGACGAATAGCCCGACAGGATGCCGTCAGTAAGCGCTTGTGCGCGATCCAGACCAGAAGGATGGAACGCAGGACGCATACCGAACGGAGCAGAGGTTGCACTCATAAAAACTCCTTGTTACCCCTCAAAAATCGGGGCGGTGTTGGTTTGCTGTTTGTCAATCCTACCCATGCCATCGCCTTCAACACCCACCAAGGATCTGCCGCTGGAATCTCGCTGCCCCTGAAGATTAGCAAGCTGTACTTTGATTTTCTCGGCCTCCTCGCGGGGTGCCTCAAAGTGCATCTGCGTCATCACGTCTTGGTAGACTTCCATGGGTAGTTTGAACAGAAGCATCTCATTGCATGAGATCTGACCAACATGCTCGCCAGCCTTGAGTCGATAGTTTTCAAATCCGGGTAACTCATCCGCCGTCACGGGTACATACCCCAACCGAATCCTCTTATCAATGGTGTCGTATGAATTGGTCGTTGAAAGCCAGCACAAATGCCAACCGGGGAGAGCATCCTCGGGGACCTTGGGTAGTGCTGATTGCGTCCACTCATTGCTCCACATCTTGCGACGTTCCTGCGAACTCATGAACTTTTCCTCAGGCGCTTGACGACTTGCGTCCTCGCTTGCGCGATCGTTGCGGCCACCGGCGTTGAGGGATTTTTTGAGACGTGATTCCATAGTATTAACTCCTGTTGCGTTGTTGACGAGCTTGCTCTGCATATCGTTTGATCATCCGGTTGCGTTTTTGTGGGTCATCCCAAAAACCCGCATCCTTTATGGCTCTAACTTGTTCCGGGTCCAGAACGAAGGAACCTCGCCCTGCACCTGAACTTGGGACGTTCTCACGCCCAGAACCCGTAACAACACTCCTCCGTTTCAAACTACGTTGGGAATTAGTCTCAAAGGTATCATCAGTATAGCGGTGAGGAAGCCTTTTTGACAAGCGTCGGTCAAGCTCCTCCCAATAATCGTTCGAGGCCGGATCCCAGCCCTCGGCCAAAAGACTCTCATCAATGACCTTGGTGATCTTGCTGTCGATGTCCGCCCCGTCCGGGTTGTACCAGTCGTTATCAGACATCCACTGCCGGGCGTTCTGAATTAACTTGGGATTAACCGCGGTCTCATTCTTGACAATCTGCTTGGTAGCCTTGTTTGCCATGTTCTTCATGGCTTCTAGCTTTTGACGGCTCTCATACCAGAGCTCCTGGGCTCTGGCAAAAGTTTCCCCATCAGAGTTCGAGGTGGCTTCCTGCATCTTGGCTCGGGCATAGTCCAAGCGGAGCTGCTCGTCCTCAATGGCCTTGTTCATCCGGGCAATGTCGGCGGAGCTTTGCTTTTTCTCGACATTGGCAAGGCGCTCCATTAGCTCTTGGTTTTGCCGCTGGAGGGACAGAAGGTATTGATCCTTCTCCTCTTTGGCTCGCTTGGCGAGCTCCCGTTTGGCTCGGCGGCGGCGGCGGCGGGCGTTGACTAGCTCGTCATCGCCATCTTGGCCTGGGCCATCATCGTCCGAGTCGTCTGAGTCATCAACCCGTCCGCCCTCGGCCTTTTCTTCGTCCTCGTCCTGTTCCGGGGCCAGTTCAGCGGGGACATCCACGGTTACGCTGCCATCGGCAGCCTCGGTAATCTTGAGATCCTCAAGATCTTGGTCTTTTTCAGTTGCTGTGTTCATAGGAAAGCCTTCATTGCTAAGGGATCGCCCGTTACCTTGGCGATGACTTCGTGGTCGTTCAGCACCATAAACAGCGCCGGATCCTCTAGGTCATCTTCGCCGGGGACTTTGACTTCCCAGCGATCGCCGCCCCACTTGGGGACACGGATGTAGTCGCCAACCTCACACCAGGAGCCTTCCGGCCAGCCTTGCATGGTGTCGCGGTTCTTGAATGCGAGAGGGCCAATCATGAGGACTTTTGCCACCATGTTGTTCCACTTCTCGGTTTCCTTGGTCTCTTCCACAAGGATGATCCCTGCACTTGTTGCCTTCTTCTTTGTCCGGCGGAGTTGCACAAGAATGCGCCCGCCAAGAGGTTTAGCACCGGGGTCAACACTCGGGAAAGCCCAAGCCAAATCAGCGTCGCTAGACGCTACCGGTTCATTCATCTTCGTCTTCCTTTAATAATTTATCTAACAAATCCAAGGCATCTTGAATACCTTGGTATTGGCCGACCATGCGGTGATAAGTCTCCCAGGTAGGCGCATTTCCACGCGCCAGGGACAAAGATATTTCGCTTTGCAAGACTTTCAGCCCGCCGATCAAGTCACCGACGGTGTTCATTTACTTCTTTTTGGCTTGTGACAGGGCTCCTTGTTGTTTGGCAGGCTGCTGGCCGCCCTTGGGTTGCAGGGAAGAGCCGTCGAGCTTCTCGCCCATGGCGATACGCTTGTGCATCGGGATTGCGGTCTTGTCGTTACTGGTTGCCATCTTTTCCTCCTGGTTGGGTTGGCATGGGCGGATTCGCCTCTCTATGGCGCATTTCTGCGACATCCTTTGCGAGACGGGCAGTCTCGATACGTTCGCGGGTCTCGTTGTCGCCGACAGCGATTGCCATCTGCAATTCGAGCTCCTCTTTGTCCTTGGCGCTCTGAAGCTCCAGCTTTTGCTGTCCCAAGGCGGTCTTGGCGTCCAAATCTTTGCCTTTGAGAGCCATTTCCGCGGCGTCTCGGGCCTTGCGGCGCTCGGTTTCCGCCATGGAAGTCTGCAAAAGCACCTGTCCATCGGGCGTAAGCTCCGGTTTCGGCTTGAATTGCTGGAGCATCTGGTTCATTTGCTGGACCACCGGCAACATCTTGCTGAAAGTCTTCTCGCTGTCGTCCATAACGAGCTGAGAAGCGGCGCCGTACAGGCGGTCGAGCGGCACTGGGTCGTCCAAGAGCTTGTACTCGTCAGGTTTGCGGTTCAAACTCTGCGCTACATAGCCGTTCATGCGGTTCAAGTACCACAAGGCGAGGTGCTCGCGGATGTGAGACATGACTTTGGGCAGGAAAACCGGGGCAACCAGCGGGTTGGAACCAAAAATTGGGTCCTTGGCGTAGTCCAAGTGGGCTTGGATGTGACCCAAATGGTCCTGCTCGGGGTAGGCGCTGGCCGTCTGGCCCACCGTCATAGCCACGTTTTCGTTGGCCGCGTCCTGTTTCTCGGGTGCCGGCACGTCTTTCATTAGCTCATTGACCTGCGGAACCTTGATTTGCTTCAGGAACCGCTGCAAAACCGCCTCTTGCTTGAAATATTGCGGGTACTTTTCCATCATCGCCATGACCGCTTGGGTCTGGGCCATGCGCTGGGTCTCGCTGAAGATGTGCGGGTCGGACACCGGGATGATGTCGGTGTTGCGCTCGAAGTCCTCACGCTTGATGTCGAGGTCTCGAACCACCTCACCCAAACGCATGTCGTCCAGATACCAGCGGTTGATCCGCCCTAGCACCTTGAGCATACGGCCTTGGCTCTCGTGTAGGCGGGCGTGGATTGAGCTGTACACCGCGGCGCCCTGTTCAATGAGCGCCTGAGTCGTGCCAACGGGAGCCTGAGACGTGATGTCAGCGATTTTCTCCTCGCTGGTGGTCACCACCCCCTTGGCTGAGTCCGTAATCCACCCCAGGAGCTTGAATAGCACCTCGCTAGGCGGATTGAATGGCATGGGCATCGCCAGCTTGCGGATGTCATCCACGCCAGGGGCGCCCTCAATCTCAGCAACCTGCGTAACCTCGACGTTCTGGCTCTGGCCGCTGATCTTGGCGCCCTTCAATTTCAGCAGAGTGGCTGCGTTATTGATGTGAGCAGAATCCAACAAGGCACGAAGAGCACCAGTAAGAGCGGCACTAAGACCGCCAATAAGATGGGGGAGACCAATGGCATAGGCACCTCGCCAGGGAATGAACTTGAACTCGATGATCCAATCCAGCTTGGTCATCGTCTCGTCGTCTTCCTCCCAGTTACGGTACAGGCCGACAACTTCCGTCTCGTACTCATCAATCATCAGGATGTACGGAGCCAGGGCGCCCTTAGTTATCGGGTCGTCCTCTAGCTCCAGCCAGGTATAAATGTGATACATCCGGCGCAGGCCGTCCTGGTTCTCCTCGTTCTTAATGCCCTCAATCTTGTTGTTGGCCTTCTCCGCTTGGGTGGCCTCGGGCTCCATGGTAGCCCGGATAAACTTGATGTCACGGTACAAGCCGGAGCGGATGCGGCGCTTGTACTCCATGTCCGTGATGTCCTGCTGCTCCGTCACGCGCTGGGCGGTGTAGAAGTTGCCCGCGGCAAACGGCAGCAGGCAGTTGTCGATCGGCAAGAACTCACAGCAGGGGCGGTGCTTCTCCTCGTCGTAGTACATCTTGACGTACTGCGAGCCACCAAGCGGTAGCTGGGTCAGCATCTGCTCTTGCTCGTCGCGGAACTCCTCGATCTGCTCGGTGAGCTGCCAGTTCATGAAGTCGCGCTTGCGCTCAGACGTGGCAACCTTGTCCGGCGTCATGTCGCCCAAAATCTTGGTGCGGGTCGGGCCATCAGGCGGGAACATCTCTTTGATGGCTCGGGCGGCGAAGTCAACGCAAGCCTCAGCCATCACCGGGTGGACCACCTTGCTGGCACCCTGGAAGTTGGCGCCACCAGGAGCGTCGTTGCCCATGCCAGTGCGGCGTAGGCCTTCCTCATATTGCTTGTCCCTGTTCTTGCGGGCCTCGCGGTCAATCTCGACCATCTCAATGTACTTGAGCGCAATGCCGCCCAGGTCAAACATATCGATGTCGTCGGCCAAGTTCTTGTAGAACTCCTCGTCATCAAGTGGGCCGTTGTCCACCTCGTGAACGATGGCTGAGCCGTCAGGCAGCTCCTCAATCTCCGTGTCGAGCAGGTCGATGTCTACCTCGACGCCCTCCTCGCCCTCTGCCATAGCGTCTTGCTGCGGCTCGCCTTCCTCATCCTTCATGCCTTGGATGAATCGCCCAAACTCGGGATCAATTGGGAAATCTGTAGCCATCACTTCTTCCTTTTAACTTTGAGCAGTCCGCTCTTTGTTTGCACAGCGCCGCCCTTTTTCTTGCCGGTCAGCTTCTTCATGTGCTCTTCGTACTTTTTCATCTCGTCGATGAACTGCTGGTCGATAACCTGTCGAGGGCCAACCATCTTCAGTGAGCCAAACTCTTGAGGCGCTTGCGTGGGATTCTCTCGAACCGCCTTGACGGTATCCGGGAAAGACAATTCATATGGAACTGGATACTTGGTTCCTCCCATAAATTGACCGGGGATGTCATGGCTATATGTTGGGTGCTCCGACAGCTTCAGGCCCTCGGGTCGAATGTCGGGACGCATACGGCCAATTGAGTAGCCGCTAGAACCAATCTCTAGGTTGCGCAATTCAGGCTCTGTAATCGCAAACCGGATGTCAATTCCGCTAGGCATGTTGAGCGGCTCTGTGACTGTGGGTTGCTGCATCAGAGCATTGAAATGCTTGCGCAGCTCTGGGTCAATCGCCATATGCAGATATGCGCTGTCCTTGTCTTCAATGCCAGGGAATGAAGGACGAGGGCCGGATTTTATGCTACCTCTGCGCACTAACTGATTGAACCTCTCAATCTGAGCCTTGCTCATTCGACTCAAATCAATGGCCTGAAGGTTGGCATCAGCAAAGTGCTGGGCATAGTTGCTTGAATCCGGCCCCATCATGATGTACTTGCCAAGCACCGGCATGTCATACTGTTGCTGGGCTTCAAGAGCTAGGTTCTGGACTCTTGTTGCAGGACCAATACCAGACGCCCAGAAGTTGGCGTCATCGCTGTACAGGCCGTACAGAGGGCCGCCATGCTGGGGGGCGGCGGACTCAAGGGTCACATCCCCAACGCCGTGCAAAGTCTTAGCGGTCACGGTTGGATCCCCAGGGACGCCGATCACCACATTCTCTTTAAATTTCTCAAAATCAATTGGGTCAATCTTGCGCCGCTCTTTATTGGCGCGGATGTCAACCGGCAAAGTTTTCTCTCGCTCAAATTGCTTCTTGGTCTTCCCGGCCACGGTCTTGGCGCTTTTCTCGCTCTCGCGCACATACTGCCCTAATACTTGGGGAGCCATGCGCTCGGCAATCGCCTCAATCTCCTGCGGAGTCTTGGCCGGGGCGCGAGCCAGACGGGGTGCGATTGCGCCCTTGCCCAACAGACCGCCGATGCCCATCTTGACCTCGCCGCCACGCTTCATACCCTCGGATGGCAGCTCTAAATTGCCGCGACCCTCTTTGAATCCCTCAACCCAATTTCTTAATGCTTCTTCTTCTGAAATTCCGGCATCAATATGTCTTTGTCGAGCAACTTCCCATGGTGTATTTTGAACGCCCATTCGGCCATATTTTTTAGCGACTTCAGTCAATTCTGGTTCAGTAAAATATCTGCCTTGGACATTGAAAAGCCCAGTATTCTGCAAGTCTCTAACATCAGACCATTGACCGCCCCTCACAAAGTCCTGCACATAGGGCAGATACTCCTCTTTGGGGGCGGCATTTTGTTTGCCTTTTATTTGGGTAATTGTAGAAGGCAAATCTTTACCTTCCATTAAATCAAACACTCGTTCTGCAAATGCCTTCCC